ATGATGATGATGATGAATCGATAACTGCATGGGGTTTTGGTTTAAAAGAATTAAATCCAAATTTTGGCGGTCAATTAACTAAACAAGCCTGGGAAGATGGTGCATATAAAGATAGAGATCAATCAACTGCATCTAAAAAAGGTTGGGAAACTAGGGATAGAAGTGTTGCGGCATTAAAAATGCGTACCGGATTTTCTAAATGGAAAAATGACAATTGTGAATATTGGCTATCGGAACAACGGAGAAAATTAGATCTTGCATACGAGGCACGAAAAAATAATTTACAAAAATTAGAATATTGTGGTATAATATACCGTGGTTGGTCTGAATTAGAAAGAGCAACCGGTAAATCAAAATTTTTACTTAAAAAAAATAATAAAGTAACTATATTATGAAATTGGCAATCATCTCGGACACGCATTGCGGAATACGCAATGCGTCTGATATTTTTCTTAAGAATCATGAGGACTTTTATGATAATGTGTTCTTTCCGTATTTGTTAGAAAATAATATCACGCAAATAATTCACCTAGGTGATTACTATGACCACCGCAAGTTTATTAACTTTAAAGCGATGCATCATAACCGTAGACACTTTCTTGAGCCATTGCGTAAACACGGCATTAAAATGGATATCATCCCTGGTAACCATGATACCTATTATAAAAATACCAACAATCTGAATTCATTGAAAGAACTCTTTGGCCATTTTATGAACGAGATTCATATTGTAATGGAACCAACCGTGCTTGAATATGATAAGTTAAAAATCGGGCTGCTGCCGTGGATATGCACAGATAACTATGATAAGTCAATGGAATTTATTCGTAACTGCGAGGCTGATATTCTTGGTGCTCACTTAGAGTTAAATGGCTTTGATCTAATGCGCGGTGTAAAAGCTACAGACGGCATGGATGCATCCTTGTTTAAAAAGTTTGAAATGGTTCTATCAGGCCATTATCACACAAAATCACAAAGGGATAATATTCATTATTTGGGTTCGCAATTAGAGTATTTTTGGTCTGATGCGGGTGACCCAAAGTATTTCCATGTGTTAGACACTGATACTCGTGAGTTAACCGCTGTAAAAAATCCTAATACTTTATTTGAAAAAGTAGTGTACGACGATAGCAAAATAGATTATAATACCTATGACGTGTCAAAATTTGATAATAAGTTTGTCAAGATTATTGTAAACAATAAGACCGACGCATTTATTTTTGATAGGTTTGTGGATAGAATTCAAGAACGACAAATCCATGAGTTGAAAATTGCTGAAACATTTAACGAGTTTATCGGTGAAAATGTGAATGATGAAAACATCTCTTTTGAAGACACCGACGAACTCCTTAGCAGTTATGTTGAGGCGGTAGATACAGACTTAGATAAAGGACGTATTAAAATGCAAATCAGCGAACTTATGGCTGAAGCGCAAACACTAGAAATTGCATGATAAAATTCACTAAAATAAAATGGAAGAATTTTCTATCAACTGGAAATTCTTTTACTAAAATTGATTTAACGCGTAACAAATCTACGTTAGTAGTTGGGCAGAATGGTGCTGGTAAATCAACCATGCTTGATGCTATTTCGTTTGGATTGTTTGGTAAACCACACCGAAACATTAATAAGCCACAACTAGTTAACTCAGTAAATGGCAAAAATTGTGTTGTAGAGGTTGAATTTACAATAGGTAGTAATAATTTTAAAATTGTTAGGGGCATCTCTCCCGGCGTGTTTGAGATTTGGAAGAACGACCAAATGCTTAACCAATCATCACACTCCAAAGAATACCAGAAGATCCTAGAACAAAACATCCTTAAACTAAACCATAAATCGTTCCATCAAGTAGTGGTTCTAGGATCTTCGTCCTTTGTTCCATTCATGCAACTCCAAGGAGGGCACAGACGTGATGTGATCGAAGACTTGTTAGGTATTAACATATTTTCAAAGATGAATATTTTGCTGCGTGAGCAGACAAATACTTTAAAAGAAAATATTAGACAGACTAGTTACGAGATTGATATTACAAAGACACGGATTGAAGCCCAAGGAAAATACATTAAAGATGTACAGATACTTACAAATTCAAATATTGGTGCAAAACAATCTAAAATCGTATCAAATCAATCTTTAATTCAAGATCTTGTTGACCAAAATGCAACATTGACAGAATCAGTTGAAAATGATTTAACAGGAGCTCAGGCTAAAGCAGATAGCCTTACCAATAAGCAAAAGACTTTATTGCAATACCAAGCTCAGTTTAAGCAGCAAGTAGCAGCAGTGGCTAAAGATGCAAAATTCTATGAGGTTAACGACACGTGCCCGACATGCTCACAGGATATTGGCGCAGATCTTAGATCTGAAAAGCTAGAAAGTGCTAAGGCAAAAGCCAAAGAACTTAAGTCAGCCATGGACCTTGCCAATAAAGAATCAGCCAACATTGCAGCGGCTCTAGAGTATGCGACTACAACGCTTTCTGAAATACAGCAGTGGCAGCGTGATATGCTTGTTAATAATAAAGAAATTTCTAGGTTGCAAAATGAAATACGGGCTCTTGACAGCGAAATAAGCAGTTCAGATGTGGCAGACTTGAAAACTGCTAAAGAAGAACTTGACAAGTACTGTAACGAAAAGAACAGCTCTATGGAACGTAAGTTAAGTTTCAATGAAGATTTATCTTATAATAACGTACTTGCTGAGATGCTAAAAGACACTGGCATTAAAACAAAAATTATTAAACAGTATTTGCCTGTTATCAATAAGCTTGTAAACCAGTACTTACAAATCCTTGATTTCTTTGTGCACTTTGATCTTGATGAATCATTTCAAGAAACTATTCGTTCACGCCACCGTGATGAATTTAGTTATGAATCGTTTTCTGAAGGTGAGAAACAGCGGATTGACCTTTCACTATTATTCACTTGGCGCCAGGTTGCTAAGATGAAAAATTCTATTGCAACTAACCTACTCATTTTAGATGAAACATTTGACTCGAGCCTTGACATTGACGGGGTGGAAAATCTACTTAAAATTTTATATACTCTCCCTGACGATTCGAATATTTTTGTTATCTCTCATAAGGGGGAGATTCTAGACGGCAAGTTTGAAAACAAGCTTGAATTTTATAAAGATAAGAACTTCAGTAAAATAAAAGGTTTACAAGAAGTCGAAACCGTGGTATAATACACCATACACATTTTTTATGAGGAACCTATTATGGAACTAAGCGACAGCACTCTCACGATTCTCAAGAACTTTTCTGGTATTAACCAAAATATAATGGTTCGAGAAGGTAACACACTTAAGACAATGTCTGAGGCACGTAACATCATGGCATCAGCTGATGTCACAGAATCTTTTCCGCAAGCATTTGGCGTTTATGACCTGAATGAATTCATCAGCGTCCTTGACCTGGTTGATAAGCCACAGCTGAACTTTAATGAAGGTTATGTTGTAGTCGGCGATACCGCTGGTAGATCTAAAGTTAAATACTTCTTTTCGCCTGAGGAAACCCTTACATCACCAAGTAAGGATATTAAAATGCCCGCGGCTGAAGTAACATTTGAACTTACTACTGATACACTTACAAAGCTAAAACGTGCAGCATCTGCATTGGGGCACAGCGATGTTTCAATTACCGGTAAGAATGGTGTGTTAAACTTTGCAGTAGTTGATAATGCTAATTCAACATCGAATGCGTATTCAATTGATGTTGATGGCACCTTTGACGCTGAAAAATCTTTTAACTTTATCATGGGTATTAGTAATTTTAAAATAGTACCTGGCGATTACGATGTTTCGATTTCTTCTAAACTTATTTCACACTTTCAACACAAAAAACTCAACGTGCAGTATTGGATTGCACTAGAAAAATCATCTACATTTGGAGCTTAATATGACAGAAAAAACAACTCAAGAAAAAATCAATGAACTTTCAAACCGCATCGGCCGCAGCACTGTCGCAGTAGTTGATGCCATCACTACACGCGGGGGATTTAAAGGTGAAGAGCTGTCGACCATCGGTCAGTTGCGAGATCAATGCGTCCAGGTTACTCAGCTAGTTGAGCAACTTCAGCAAGACAAGGCAATGAATAGTTAATGCGTCAGATAATTGATCGAGTTAATGTGAATAAATTTATTAAAGTATGGAGTAACTTATCAAATGTCTAATGAATTTCTATGGTGCGAAAAGTATCGCCCTAAAAAAATTAATGATACGATTCTGCCACAACAGTTAAAAGATACCTTTAACGCAATTGTCGCTAAAGGGGATTTACCTAATATGCTTTTTACTGGCACTGCTGGGCTAGGTAAAACCACTGTTGCTCGTGCTTTGTGCCAGTCTCTTGACCTTGATTTTATTGTCATTAATGGCTCTGAAGATGGAAACATAGATACCTTACGAGGTAAGATCAAGCAGTTTGCATCTACTATCTCTCTGCAAGGTGGATACAAGGTTGTAATTCTTGATGAGGCTGATTACTTGAATCCTCAATCTACTCAACCAGCACTTCGCGGGTTCATTGAAGAGTTTAGTCAGAATTGCAGGTTTATTCTTACTTGTAATTTTAAAAACAGAATCATTGAGCCTTTGCATTCTCGCTGCGGTGTTTATGAATTTAATACAACTAAGAAAGACCTTGCACAACTTGCGGCTCAGTTTATGAAACGCATGAAGTTTATCCTTGAGGAAGAAGGCGTAAGCTATGAGGAAATGGCAGTTGCAGACTTAATCATGAAGTTTGCTCCAGACTGGCGTCGTGTTATTAATGAGTGTCAGCGGTATTCGATGACTGGTTTTATTGATTCTGGTGTCACTAAAAACTTAACTAATGATAACTATGATACATTGTTAAAGCTTATAAAGGACAAAGACTTTAAAAAAATGCGTTCGTGGGTTGCCAATAATATTGACACCGATGCTTCTGTTATTTTTAGAGCCATTTACGATAGAGCTACTGCCCGTGTGAAACCGGAATCATTGCCTCAGTTAATTTTAATTCTGGCCGACTATCAATATAAAAATTCTTTTGTTGCTGACCACGAACTAAACGTGGTTGCGTGTATGACAGAAATCATGGCCAACGTTGAGTTTATCTAGTGCGCCAAAACGTTTTATAATATAGATATATCATGACCGAAAAACAACCTAAATATTACTATGTGCAGTTACCTGACGTATTAGCAAAAAAGCAATTTTCTAACCACACTAGATTGCTTGCAGCTAATCTAATGAATAATCCGTACATGAGTGTTGGCAACTATCTTACAAACCTGTCAAAGGCTGATTTGGATTATATGTCAGGACTTACTGAAGCAGGAGACTCCGATCCAGAAACGCAAGAACTGATGATTATAACTCTTATGCTATTGCAAGCAGAAGGCACTATTGTAGCATGTGAAGATGACGTGATTGACCACTTGTCAACGTTTAAAATGATGATTGCTGGCGCATCGTTAGGACGAAAAGGTCTTATAAAAGTTAACTACGAAAATATATCATTTAACACTGATATGGAAGATTTAGTAGTATTTGAAAAAAATCAATAAAGGAAATAGTATGATTGATATGTTAAAAACAATTTGGAATAATTTATTTAATAAGCAACCTGTAGTTGTAGACCAAGAAGTGCATCCGCTTCCAACTGAGGTTGAGGAATTAGTGCCAGTTAAGCCAAAAACAGTGCCAGTTAAGACAACTACGCTAAAGCCAAAAGTAAAGTGGCCCTTTCCTACAGGTCCAAAACCCGTAGTAGAACCTATGAAACGTAAACGCAACTCTCCGCTCGACAAAGCAGCTGTATCAGCTCCTGAAGTACATGCGAAAAAGTCTGCTAAGGAAATTGCTGCAGATCGCCGTAAAGCCGCGGCAGCTTCAGATCGTGATAGAGCTAAAGGCAAGAAAGCAAAATAAAAACTATATTATGAAAATCGGCCTTACAGCATCCACATTTGACTTACTTCACGCCGGTCATATTGCTATGCTGAGAGAAGCTAAATCTACTTGTGATTACTTAATCTGTGCATTGCAGGTAGATCCTAGCTTGGATCGTACAGAAAAAAATGCTCCGGTCCAAAGCATTGTTGAGCGCCAGGTCCAGCTTGATGCTGTTAAATATGTGGATGAAGTAGTAGTATATTGTACAGAATCTGATTTACTTGATATAATAAACATGTATCCTATTAATGTACGGATACTTGGAGAAGAATACCGCCAAAAAGATTTCACGGGTAAAGATGAATGTCGTAACCGTGGCATCGAACTATATTTTAATAAACGTGACCACCGGTTTTCATCTAGTGACTTGCGCAAACGCGTTGCTACCAAAGAATTGGCAAATAAATTATGAATCCATTTGAGTTTGTAAATGCTATTAACTATAGCAAAGAAAACCTAATAACAGATAATATAACTGAGAAAGCTTATAATAGTTATATGATTAACAGGTCATTATCTTACTTTCCAGACACCGTCCTTGCTGCTAATGAAATGAACGTCAACCACCAGCTTGACAAAAAAATGCAATTTGATTTTTTGATAAATATTATTAGAAAACGAAAGCGCTTTTCGAAATGGGAAAAGAAAAAAGCTGACGGTGATGTGGATGTTATCAAAGAGTATTATGGTTATAACGATTTAAAAGCTCGTCAAGTACTTAGCCTTCTATCGCCTGAACAATTAGAACAACTATATAAAAAGGTGAACAAAGGTGGAAGAAAGTAATTTGATTGAATGGACACCCAACTCAATGTTGGAAGTTGCCTTGAATGAGCCAGATGATTTTTTAAAGATCCGGGAAACACTAACTCGCATCGGTGTGGCATCTCGTAAAGACAAGAAATTGTATCAGTCTTGCCACATCTTACACAAACAAGGCCGATATTTTATTGTACACTTTAAAGAGTTGTTTTTGCTTGACGGTAAAAAATCAAATCTTGAAGAAAACGATATCGCTAGGCGTAATACTGTAGCAGTGTTGATGAGCGATTGGGGTCTTCTCAGTATTGAGAACCTGGCTAATGCGCACCCTACGGCGCCAATGCGTCAGATTAAAATCATTCCTTACAAGGAAAAGAATGAATGGGAATTGTGTCCGAAGTATAATATTGGAAACAAGCCTCATTAAAGAACCCACCTTAGGGCCGTCGTGATACAAACGGTAAAAATGTATCCGAACAATTGGACTGGCACTCGTTAGTTGTCCCTGTATTAAGTAAGCAGGATATAAATAGAAGTGGATACCGAGCAATCGGTTCCATTACTATACACACACTACACACATAGGAGAACTAATATGTTCACACCCAACTTTTATATCGATCAGTTTCAATTGACAAAGAAAATTGTCGCAGATCAAATCTTTAAAGATCAACCAGAGCTACAAGCAGTAGCAGTAAAGTTTCTTGATACACAAACAGCATTTGCTAAGATGCTTGTAGACAACAGTATCACTGTCAATAAATTACTCTGGGACAAAGCAACAGCCTTGCCAAAACCACAATGAGTAATAAAAATCCCTTTGAAATCCGTGCTGACATTTTATCTATAGCTAAAGACTATATGGATAAACAATACGCGGTTAATATGGAATTAACAAAGCAAATGGTTGAAGCTGGCCAGAAGACCGTTGAAGAGTTACAAAAAGCTTCTCAATTTTACTCGACCGAAGACCTGATGAAAAAAGCACAAGAGATGTATTCCTTTGTATCTAAGAAGGATTAATCATGCGCATAACATCAGACAAAAAATGGGAAGCCTGGTTTAACCACAAGTAACCAGAAGTGCTCCGATTTAAGCCAAGTACGGTGATCCTATACTTGGCTTTTAGTTTAAACCCAAAAGGTAAAAAATGTTAAAAACAAAAAGACAGCTTAACAGCGCATGGAAGTTTTGTAGCGAGTTATTTACGTCATACTATATTGATAGAAGCCAAATTGAAAAATATTTAAGTCAATCAGGTTCCCATGCAGAATTAGAATATCGTCAAAAAGAATTGATGAGACGAGGTATCATATGATGTTAAAAATATTTGAGTACTTTGAATTCTATGGTAAGATGAGAGCCATTAATTATTTAAAAATAATGGGTTATCATGATAACGCTGATAACCTAAAATAGTTGTTTACAAAATTGAATAAGTGTGTTATAATAACCAAGTATCACATAAAGAGGAATATATTATGAGTGAAATTAAAATCGTGCGTCTTACTTCAGGCGAAGAACTATTGGCAGCAGTAGACCGTGGATCCGATAGTCTACTGCTAAATGATATTGCGGTGCTAATTCCAACACAACAAAATCAGTTAGGCCTAGCGCCGTTTATGCCTTATGCTCTACAGAATAACGGCATCGAATTTGATATGAAAGATATTATGTTCACCTTAGAACCTGTTGACGCACTTCGGGAACAATACCAAACCATGTTTGGCCACGTAATCACTCCTCGTAGTAATATTATTGTTTAATTTACATATTGCATAAAGTGTGGTATAATGTACAATAATATGGAGAGTTTATGTCTTTTTACACGTCAGTTTTTCGCTATGGCAACAGTATCCTATTCCGTGGATATGATGACCAAGGCCGTCGCTATCAACGCAAAGAACCATTCCAACCTACATACTATGTCCCTTCACAGAAAGATGTAGGTTGGCGCGGGCTTGATGGCGCCGTGATTGGTCCTGTCAAGATGGATAGCATGCGTGAAGGTAAAGAATGGATGGAGAAGTACAAGGACGTTTCTGGATTTAGCATCTACGGAAACCCTAATCAAATCCATCAGTTTATCTCAGAGAAGTTTCCAGGCGATATTAAGTTTGACCGTGATCGTATTAACGTAACGACGATCGATATTGAGACTGCATACGATGATGGCTTTCCAGAGCCAAGCAAAGCAGAGAATGAAGTGCTTGCCATTACCATTAAAAATAATATTGATGGTATGTATTATGTCTGGGGTTATGGTGATTACGACATAGAGAAGGCTTTAATTAAACCAGTGAGGTATACTAAGTGCTCATCTGAAGCAGACCTGTTTAAGTCGTTCCTTACACACTGGCAAGCACCACAGTTCTCTCCAGACGTGATTACTGGGTGGAATGCACGATTCTTCGATATGCCTTATTTGGTCAATCGTGTTACTAAAATATTAGGCGAAGATTGGGCCAAGAAATTCTCGCCATGGGGTATGCTGAATTACCGCCAGGTCACTCGGTTGAACAGAGTTAATGATACCTATAATATCGAAGGTATACAAACCTTAGATTATCTAGAGCTTTTTCAGAAGTTTGGATACACGTACGGCAACCAAGAATCGTATAAACTAAATCACATTGCTAATGTGGTACTAGGTGACCAAAAGCTTTCGTTCGAAGAATCAGGCTCATTGAAAAATCTTTATAAAGATGACTATCAAAAGTACATCGACTATAACATGAAAGACGTGCAACTAGTTGACCGCCTTGAAGATAAAATGGGACTCATTACTCTTGCAATGACAATGGCATATAAGGGTGGTGTGAACTATCAGGATACGTTTGGAGTGACTGCGATTTGGGAATCAATCATCTACCGAAAACTTAAGTCTCAGAAAACAATGCCTCCGATTGGCAATGATAACAATCATAAGACTGCATTTGCTGGTGGTTATGTCAAGGATCCTAAAGTTGGACTTCACAATTGGGTTGTATCCTTTGACTTGAATTCGCTTTATCCAAATATCATTGTGCAGAATAATATGTCGCCAGAGACTGTGACTGACAAGTTTATCAAATCTGGCGTAGATTATTATCTTGATGGCAATAAAGCAGATGTTGATGAATATGCTGCAGCTGCAAATGGTTCCACCTATCGTAAAGATATCGATGGCGTAGTTCCTGGTATCATCATAGATTATTATGATGAACGCTCTGCTACTAAAAAGGCTATGCTTGCATCACAACGTGCGTATGAGAAAAACAAGACGTTTGAACTTGAGAAAGAAATCAACCGGCTTGAGAACACTCAAATGGCTCTTAAGATTCTACTCAACTCACTTTATGGTGCGCTTGGTAATGCTTACTTCAGATACTTTGATATCCGTCTGGCTGAGGGTGTAACACTTACGGGTCAGTTGGCAATTCAATGGGCTGAAAAAGCAATGAATGAATCTATGAATAAAATCCTTAAAACTAAAAATAAGGATTATGTTATTGCGATTGACACAGATTCGTTGTATGTAAACTTTGGCCCACTTGTTGATACTATGAAATGGAAACCTGATGATGGCACAGATAAAAAGGTAGCATTCTTAGATAAAGTATGTAGTCAGCATTTTGAGCCTGTCCTTGAGGAGGCCTATGAAAAGTTGTTTAAAAACATGAACGGCCATAAAAATCGAATGGTCATGAAACGTGAAGTGATCGCTGACCGTGCTATCTGGACTGCTAAGAAGCGTTATATATTAAATGTTCATAACAGCGAAGGTGTGCAATACGCAGAACCAAAGCTTAAGATCATGGGCATTGAAGCTATTAAATCATCGACGCCAGCAGTAGTGCGTGATAAGTTTAAAGAAATATTTAAAATTATCATCAAAGGCAACGAAGAAGATACTAGGCAGTTTATTAATAAGTTCAGAGAAGAGTTTAAACAATTACCTCCAGAAGCGGTTGCCTTTCCCCGCGGCGTAAGTAATATTACTGACTGGAAAAATAATCAGACTATTTTTAAAAAGGGCACTCCGATCCACGTTCGTGGATCGCTTATGTATAACAAAGCAGTAAAGGATCTCAGCCTTGATTCAAAGTACGAGCTTATTCGTAATGGTGATAAAATCAAGTTTGCATATCTACGGATGCCAAACCATATCAAAGAAAATGTAATTTCGTTTCCGGATCATTTGCCTAAGGAGCTTGGTTTGCATCGTTATATTAACTACGACTTACAGTTTAATAAAACGTTCATTGATCCGCTTATGTTTATTCTTGACGCGGTAAAGTGGTCGCTTGAAGATAAGCAGACACTCGAAGACTTCTTTGTCTAATAGCATAATAAGATATGTACATAAGCGTATATGTATGGTATAATGGTTACGTTAGTTAAAATTAAAAGGTATATTTTATGAAATCTTGGTTTACAGATATGAAAGAAATGCACGCGCATTATGGCGTGCCGGAATGGATGAGCAAAACCCGCGAAGCTGATCCAGAAAAAGTTAATAAGTTTCTTGAGTTTCGTATGAATTTCTTGAAAGAAGAATACGATGAAACACTAAAGGCGTATACAGAAAAAGATGCTGAAGAAGTTATTGATGGCTTGATTGACTTATGCGTTATTGCTATTGGTACGCTTGAAGCGTTTGGCATTGATGCTGATAAAGCATGGAATGAAGTACTCAAAGCTAACATGAGCAAAAGCATTGGCGTAAAGCCGGAGCGGCCAAATCCATTAGGAATGCCAGACTTAATAAAACCTGAAGGATGGATTGCACCAAGCCACGAGGATAATCATGGCTATTTACCTGACGCGTTTTAAAAGTATTTTTGATAATAAGACCCACAACTCATTAGAGTTTGAGTCCTTTGCACAGTTTGAGATGGCTCTTAAAGCTTTATCTCAAAAGCCGGT